AGAAAAATTTAGAGAAGCGTTTGCTGAAAAATATAGTATCAAGCGTGAAGAAATGAAAAAAGGAATTGTAGATAAAATCTATAATAAAGAAAAGGTGGAGAGATGAAACTAATTACAGAAACAATTGAAGATATCGAAGTCTTAACAGAAGCCAATACTAAAGGCGGTAAAGACTACAAGATAAGAGGTGTCTTTATGCAGGCGGATATCAAGAACCGTAATGGTAGAGTCTATCCGGTTGCAACACTTTCAAAAGAAGTGGCAAGATACACTACAGAATACATTAATAAAAGACGAGCTTTTGGAGAGTTGGGACATCCAGATGGACCAACTGTGAATCTTGAAAGAGTTTCACATATGATTACAAGTTTAAAACCAGAAGGAAAGAATTTTGTTGGTGAAGCAAAAATTATGGATACACCATACGGTAAAATCGTAAAAAATTTAATTGATGAAGGCGCTCAGTTGGGTGTATCATCAAGAGGTATGGGTTCTATACAATCTTCCTCTCAAGGAAATGTTGTGGGGAAAGATTTTTATTTAGCAACAGCAGCAGATATTGTTGCAGACCCTAGTGCTCCAGATGCTTTCGTAGAAGGTATTATGGAAGGCAAAGAATGGGTTTGGGATAATGGTGTATTAAAAAGTAAATCTATAGAAGAATATAAGTCTGAAATCGAAAGAGCAAGACGAACAGAATTGGCGGAAGTAAAGTCTAAAGTATTTAAGGACTTTGTTTCTAAACTATAAAACCTACGCAAAATACCAAAAAGCGCAGGTTTATAAATGGTAATTGTTATAAATATTTGTAACTGAAATTAAAAATTTTTAATATTTAAGGAGAGACCGAATGTCTGAAACTGAAATTAAGAAAGAAGTAGAACAAGAAGTAAGAGCGGAAGAGCTTGACACAAAGGGTGACCCTAGTGCTCCAGCAAAATCTGGTGGCGCTTCCGAACCTACTCACCTTAAAAATGACGCTGAAGATTTGGGACCTGCAGTAGTAAAACCTACTGACAAGAATCCAGACTCAACGAAAAAGGTTAAGAAGCACTCGGATCAGGTTAATGCAAGTGCAAATGATGGTTCTTTAGAAAACGATAATAAACCATCAGCTGCAGCTGAAGAAGCGGAAGTAAAAAACGACAAAGAAATCGTTGCTGAAACTGCTGATGAAGAAAAAGATATTGACCTTTCTAGCGATGTTAAAGCACTAGTTTCTGCGGATGCAGATTTGAGCGATGAGTTCAAAGAAAAAGCTGCAACCATTTTTGAAACTGCTGTGAAAACACGCATTAAAGAACAAGAGTCAAAAATTAAAGCTCAGTATGAAGAAAAACTTTCAAAAGAATCTGAAACAATTAAAGGAGCGATGGCTGATAAAGTTGACGCTTATTTAAATTATGTTGTTGAAGAATGGATGAAAGAAAATGAATTGGCAGTTGAAAGAGGTATTCGTACCGAAATTGCTGAGGACTTTATTACTGGTCTTAAAACTCTATTCAAAGAACATTATATTGATGTTCCTGAAGAAAAGTATAATGTATTAGATGATTTAACAAATGAAAAAGACAAACTTGAAGATAAACTTAATGAAAAAATTAAAGAAAATGTTGAGTTGAATAAGCAAGTTGGTGAGTTCACTAGAGATAAAATTATCGGTGAAGTTGGAAGCGATTTAGCTGATACTGAACTGGAAAAATTTACTTCTATGGCTGCAAATGTTGAATACGATAATGCAGATAAATTTAAAGAGAAATTAGAAACTGTTAAAGAATCTTATTTCCCTAAAACGAAACAAGAAACAGCTTCACCGAAAGATGAAGTTGATTCTGTGGCGGCAAACACACCAGAATACTCTGGTGAGAGAAGCGATGCTATGGCTGCATATACGGCCGCTATTTCAAAAAACCTTAAAGCTGTAAAGTTATAAGGGCGAACATATTATAAAATATTAATTAATTAATAGGAGAGATAAAATGTATCTTACTGAAAATTTACAAGAAAAGTGGCAGCCAGTCCTAGAACATCCAGATTTGCCAAAAATCGAGGATTCTTACAAAAGAGCTGTTACTACAGTTATCCTAGAAAACCAAGAGAAAGCGGTTAGAGAAGATAGTGCTTTTCTTTCAGAAGCTTCTCCTGCTAACTTTAGTGGCACTATGCCTGATACAGGTGGAGTTGCTAAATGGGATCCTGTTTTAATTTCGCTAGTTAGACGAGCTATGCCTAACTTGATTGCTTATGATATCTGTGGCGTTCAACCAATGACTGGTCCAACAGGACTAATCTTTGCTATGAAGTCAAGATATGGTTCTCAAGCTGGTGCAGAAGCGTTGTTTAGCGAAGCTGATACTGACTTTGGTGCTAGGGATGCTGCTGGAGGTTCTGGTTCGCCAGATGCTCATGTAGCTTCAAACCCTGCCATTCTAAATGATGATCCATCTGCTGGTACTTATACTACTGGTTCTGGATTTACTACAACTCAAGCAGAAACATTAGGTGACGGAACAGATGAGTTCGCTGAAATGGCTTTCTCAATTGATAAAGTTACTGTTACTGCTAAGTCAAGAGCTCTTAAAGCTGAATATACTATGGAACTTGCTCAAGATTTAAAAGCAATCCATGGTTTAGACGCTGAAACAGAATTGGCTAACATCTTGTCAAGTGAAATTCTTGCAGAAATCAACCGTGAAGTAGTTAGAACTATTTACTCACACGCTAAAAAAGGCGCTGAAGTAAATACAACTACTGCAGGTATCTTTGATTTAGATACTGACTCAAATGGTCGTTGGTCTGTTGAGAAATTCAAAGGACTTCTTTTCCAATTGGAAAGAGATGCTAATGCGGTTGGGCAATTAACTCGTAGAGGAAAAGGTAACCTAGTTATCTGCTCTGCTGATGTTGCTTCTGCCCTTGCTATGTCTGGCGTACTTGATTACGCTCCAGCACTTTCAACTAACTTAAATGTTGATGACACAGGTAATACTTTTGCAGGTGTTCTTAACGGCAAATTTAAGGTTTATGTTGATCCATATGCTGCAAACATAGACGCTAAACAATTCTATGTTGTTGGCTATAAAGGAACAAGTCCATACGACGCTGGACTATTCTATTGCCCATATGTTCCACTACAAATGGTGAGAGCAGTTGGTCAGAATAGTTTCCAACCAAAAATCGGATTTAAAACTCGATATGGTATGGTTCAAAATCCTTACGCAACTTCAGCTGGTGCTGGTGCATTAGATAATTCTGGTGCAGTTGGTGCTACACATTTAAACTTATATTACAGACGAGTTAAAGTTACTAACTTAATGTAATTGAGTCTAGAAATAGAAAGAAATTTAGGGGGACTTTGTCCCCCTTTTTTTTGCTTTAAAGTATTATAAATAGTAATATGACAACAACAAAAGCAGTAGATAGGTCGCCTGATAAATTGGACTATGCAAGTCCGGTACAGTTTAAGTTTACTTGTGCGAAGTTACCTTTGATAGAGTTTTTTTGCCAGACAGCAAACATTCCTGGCATTACTTTAGGTGAAGCAACACAAGAAACAGGTCTGGTAGATATTCCTATACCTGGTGATAAGATTACATATCAAGGTTTAAATATTTCGTTTCTTGTGGATGAGAATTTAAATAACTATAAAGAATTGCACGATTGGATGACTGGTTTAGGATTTCCTGAAAAACATCAGCAGTTTACAGATTTATTAGCAACAGGACACGATAGATTTCCTACATCAAAGGTAGGAACAGCAACTCCTAGTAAGGATTCTGGTTCAAAATATATAACTGCACCGCTTGATGCTGGTGCAACATATTCGGATGCAACTTTAACTGTTTTAAATAGTAAGAATATTGCAAAAACAGAAATACGGTTTCGAGATATCTACCCAACATCACTTGGTGCATTGTCGTATAGTGTAAAAGCAAGTGATGTAGATTATTTAGCTGTTGATGCTGGTTTTGCTTATACACTTTATAGTATAGTCCAGATTAGTACG